GCGGTTGAAGCAGTTGGGTTTGTCTGTGTTGTTGTATCATAAAATGAACCATAATAACCTAATGCACCACCAGCACCAGTCGGTCCGAATGAACCTTGATTACCCTGATTACCTTGAGGTCCTATTGAACCTTGGTTACCTGTATTACCTTGACTACCAGTAGCACCGGTATTACCTGTATTACCTTGATTACCCTGATTACCTTGAGGTCCTTGTGAACCAGTAGCACCTGTATTACCTTGACTACCAATAGCACCGGTATTACCTATTGAACCTTGATTACCTATTGAACCTTGATTACCTATTGAACCTTGTAGACCAGTCGCACCTGTCGCACCTGTATTACCCTGATTACCTGTTGCTCCTGTATTACCTGTTTCACCCTTAACACCCTGTGGACCTATTGGACCTACTGGACCCTGTGGTCCTGGTGGACCTATTAATCTATATTCTACTGTGTTTGGACCTTGTGATGTTGTGAATGTTAGAATAGGTATTTGTGGTATCGTACAAGGAGTTAATCTGTTTGGAACTTTCAGTGTAATACTACACATCCAGCCATTCAGATTATCATCTTCTACTTCAAGGACAGGTTCCCAAGTTATATTACCATCAGTATTAATACCCATTTCAGTGTAATACTGGTGTTGATCCATTTGTGTTATCATAGACTCTAATATAAACTGGCAATCAGATAGAAGTTCATTAAAGTTAGCATCTCCTTTCTGTATTCGATCCATCGCATATATGTTGAATGAATGTGTGAATACTCTTATTCTACCTTGTCCTATGTCTTGTCTTTGTGCCTGTGATTGTGCTGGTTCAACCCATACTAATGGGTATCTATGTTGTGTCCCAGCAGTTATATTATATGTTGGACCGAAACCAAAGTCATTCACCATCTTATTATTCATAGCCAGTGAGTAGAATATGTCCTTAATCTTATTGAGGCTGATTGTGTTATTTGCCATTGTTTATCTTCTTTTTTGTTGTTGTTTGTAATGCCACTCTTGTATCTCATCTTGGTATTTCCATAATGATAGTTGGTTGAGGCATAGTATATAGGTTTGTTCTTCTATCAAATCATATTTAGTCATGTCGTCTTTTGCTAATCTATTAAACATAGAAAGAAAGCCGAACTCCTCTGGTATTTGGGGTCCTATTTCGCTTCCACCTTTACTTGTAAATAGTTTTTCGTATCGTTGCTCTGTTCGGTCAACCCAGTTAAAAAAAAACGAAGTACTCTTGTAACATCTTTCAATCTCATACCCAATACTACTTTCTTATTTGGTTCAAAGTCAAATGGAGTCCTCTTTGTTAGTTTGTAATACTCTGTACCCGCTTCTGTTGTTAGTTTAGTTGCTGGTCTTATCATAACTGCTGCTATATCAGCCAGATAGTCCCACTCATTCTGTTTATTATTAATATAGGTCTTTATATCACTTACTTCTCCTAATGTATATAGGTTAGGATCCTTATGATATGAATACTCTTTACCATCAATAACCCATACGTCTGTACCAAATGAAGTAAAGTCTTGTTCGTTATATTCCTTTGACTTCTCTATTATCTTATATAGGTGTGGTAGTAAATCTGTTGCTATACCAAACGACATATCATCAAATTCTCCTGTGTCCGCATCACATAAACACTCTAATAGTTGTTGTGTTAATAGTTCTTCTCCTACATTTAGTATAGAATTTGACTCTTGTATCTTATTCATTCTTATGAACTGACGTAAAGTCATCTCTTCCCATTCTTCCGTCATTCTATACCCTTTACCTTCGTATTCAAATGTAATCATATTTATATATAGTGTTTTTTTTATTATTATATTGTATATATTAGTTTTGTAAAGCCTGTTTTTTATTATTAGGTGGTTCATTCAGTGTAATATGTATCTCTTTCTTTTTTTCTTCTTTTTCTTTCCCTTATTATACTTACTTATTAGAAGAAACTTATATACTTTTTATCATATCTTCCTCTCTTTTCTGTTGTATAGACGGCATATCTTAATGCGTCCATCAAATCATCCATTACTTTTACTGGCTCTTCTAATATCTCTTCGCCTTTTGTCTTCCAACTATATGCTCTATATTCTTTCCATAGGTTTATAGAGTTAGTATTTAGATATACTTTTCTTTTCTTCAAAGACATTATACCTTCCTTTACATCCTTTACGGCTTCTTTCATATTAAATCCACTTCTCCTCAACTCTTCTATTATCTCTGGTCTGGCATAGTCAGCATATATGTATTTAGTCTTATCTATACCCATATTATTTAGTTCTCTTATTATATCTAAACTTGTTAATCCACTCTTATACATTAGTTCTTCTATATACACATCATTCTCTACAAAATATACTTTACAAAGTGCCGTAGGATGGGTGTAGCCGAAGTCGATACCATAACACCAATCAGTAATATTAGGTGGTAGAGAGTCATAGGAAGCAAAGTGAGTATAGATTCTACTATGTGGAATGGGACGCTCCCCCAGAGCGTATATCTTATAGTAATTTTGGTCGACATTGATAAGGTTTTCTATTTCTTTTATTACATTATCACCCAAATAGATGTTATCTATATAGGTACTTTTAATCATTATGGATCTATCATCTTTCATTAGTTCATAGATCCAGTGGTCTGAGTCAGATGGGTTAAAGTCTAAGAATAGTGTTTGTGATGTTCTAAGACTAAGTTGTTGGAAGTCATCAAATTCTAATTCGTTTGCTTCATTACAATAGCATATATCTCTCTTTCTACCTCTTACCTTTTGTGCTGTATCTATTGAGAAGAACTCTATAGTTGCTCCATTACTGAATATGTATCGTTGTTCTGTTTTATTATGTGCGTTTATATCGTATAGATCTAATTCCGACATTATCTCTACGAAGTCTCTTAATACTGAACCTCTTAATGAAGGAAATGACTTTCTTACTACACTTATTTGTATATTAGGTGTGGTTAAAGCCAGGAATATTAATAGTTGTATAATAGAATATGTTTTACTACTTCTACTACCCCCTTGATTAATTATGAACCTCTTACCTTGTTCGTATTGGTTCAAATTCTTATCAAAGACTATTGTATGTTTAATCTTCAACTCCATTTTCTTTTGGTCCGTCTAATTTAATTATTTGAATATTGTGGTTTAGATTACCTTCAATCTCAATTTTATCGTTGTAACCTTTCTTTCTACCTTTTGTTTTAAGATAGAATGTGATTGCTGTATCACTACCTTCTTTTATTCGTTTTAATAGTTGTGCTTCAACGAAATCAAATTGTAAATCTGGTACTTCATCTACCTTTTGTTTGAATACTGGGTCAGTCTTACACCATTCATAGAATGTTGTTCTACCTATGCCAGTGACTTCACAGGCTGATGAAACTATATTGAGTGACTTTCTTAATGCTTCTAAAAAAATCCTCTTATTTTGCTCCGTAGTGTTTGCTCTTTTACTCATATTATATTATTATTTTATTTCAGGAATACAGATTTTCAGTAGTTTTATTAGGTCTTCAACAGGAAATACAGCCTGTGTGATTTGTTTTTGTTGTAGAAATCCTGTCTCTCTGTTTCTCTTTTCTAAATACTTTATACAACTTATTACCTCATATCTTATGTGTGGTGCTACACTTATCGCATAGGTACTCACATGTCTATATGGTTCTGATTCACCAAACATAGGTGACCCATATACTTTAAAGCAATAGTCATATGGTTGTATCTTGGTTAATTTAGCACCCTTCTTATTTGTTTTGTTATATTTAACTATCTTTACATCTTCTAATTCTGGTACTTTATTTTCTCTCCAATCGTCTTTATCTGGATTTCTTTTGTATATTGTGAATGATGTTTTCAATAGTTCATTTGTATATGGTGTTTCTATCATTACAGAATATACTATTTCAAATTTATATAGTCGTTTATAGTTCCAATAGTAGTTAGCCGGTAGAATGAATGCTATATAATCACCATCTTTACAGCATTTATTATAAAATTCTTTTATTAGTTTTCCTGTACCAGCACCGAATGGTGGATTACCAATAAACATTCTACCTTTTTTGTAGCCACCCATATCTAATTTAGTAAAGTCAGCCTGTTCGATATATTCACTTTGTGGATATAAATCATATGCTTTACAACCTGGTATTTGGTGACTGAATGAACCTGAACCTGCTGATGGTTCTACCCATTCAGTTATATTTTCTTCACCTATTATTTCTTTTGCTTTATCAATACACCATCTGGCTACCGTTGGTGGGGAATAATATTTGTCGAATGCTATTTTACTCATAAATATGAATTTTATTTTTATGCTCTAAATATATTTTATGAGCTTCTTCTTTTGTGTTATAGTAACCAAGATTGGTTCTTATTCCATCCTTATTAATATAAGAATGCCATTTATTCATATTCTTATCATATGAGCATCCTTTTGCTTTTGTATTGTAATGGTTTTGTTTTTTTGGTATATCCCTTAAATTACTAATCTTATTATTTGATGGGTTCATATCTATATGATCTATACATTTTGGAATATAGTTATACATTATATAAAATGCGTATTGATGTCCGTATAGTTGATATACTTCACCATCTTTTCTAATTGAGATATTTATGTAACCATCTTTTGTTTTTCTATTAATTGGGTTTCCCTTTACTCCATAAATTATTCCTGTTATGGGATCATATGTTATACCCTTCTCTTTGGCTATTTCATATTTATTCATTTGATATATATTATTTTTATACACTATATATAAAGTTTATACATCTCCCTTATATTGAATTTTTGCCATATTGTAGTATTAGTTTTTTTAAATCTTCTAAGAAGTATGTTGTATCACCTATGTTTCTTATTGCTTCTTTTATCTCATCATCTTGAAATTCTATCATCTTCTCATTAAAAAACAATATATTCTGTTTAATATAGTCATCCACATTTACTACTGTGGCATCAAAGTTGCTTCCCTCTATATTACCTTTAAACTTATCTTCTAAATGGTTCTCACCGAATATACCATTCAAATCATAGTCTTCAAATCCACTTTCTAATAGTAAATCCTTACCAAAGTCTTTTAACATATCATAATTCCATTCACCATAACTTGCGTTGTCTTTTAGTATGAACTCTTTTTTCTGTTCGTCAGTTAGTTCTGATGCTTTTATAATAGGTATTTCTTTTAGTCCTGCGTCTTTACAGGCTTTCAATCTCATATTACCACCTAATACTATATTGTCTTCATCTACTACGATAGGTCTTATATCAAGCATCTGTGGGAATGCTTTGATTGACTTAACCAGTTTCTTAAAGTTGTGGTCTTTAATATGTCTTGGGTTATCTGGGTTTTCTTTAATATCGTTTATATTAACGGTTGTTATATTCATATTTGTTTAGTATTTTTCTTATAGTTAGTATTCTTTTAATAACTTTCATATCTATTACTGGGATAGATAAAAGGAATTCCGGGTTGAATATTATATCTTCTACTGTTATTATATCTTTTTTCATATTAATTT